TTTAGGGGATGATCACTACATCACTATGACTACGTTTTCTGATAAGCAGTCTAGTGCCGTTTTCTTTAACACTGCAGACAGCACCAGTTTTACTCTTGGTACTGGTTCTAGTACCAGTTTGAACATAAGTAATACACAACATATTGCTTGGCTTTTTGGATCTTTAGACGGTATATCTAAAGTGGGAACCTATACTGGTAATGGTACTAGTCAAACTATTGATTGTGGATTTAGCACAAGTGCTAGATGGATAATGATCAAAAGATATGACGGTACTGGAGATTGGCACGTATGGGATACTGAAAAAGGAGGCAGTGGAGGTATCGTTGCAGGTACTGAAGCCTTTTTAGAGTTAAACACAACTAATGGTAATAGTACTTATCAGGATACTATTGATCCAGACAGCAGTGGTTTTACAGTTCACGAAACTACAAATTCAAGTGTTAATGCATCAGGTGCTTCCTATATCTTCTACGCATTAGCGTAATCAAACTCATATGAAAGGATCAATCAATGGGTGAATACAGAGAACGAACAACAGGCGAGGTTAAATCACAAGGACAATGGAGAGCAGATTTTCCTAATATGTCTTTACCTAAAGTGTGGAAAGCAGCAACTTTAGATGCACTGAATCTAGACCCAGTACTATCTGGACCTAAACCTCATAGTGACGTGGGAAATTATCAATTTATAGCTAGAGATGGTGTTGTACAGGATGCAAACGATAACTGGGTTGAGAACTGGGTTGTCAGAGATATGTTTGCTGATACAACTGAGGATGGTGTAACGACTACTAAAGCAGAACACGAAGCTGCATATCAAGCTACCCTAGATGCTGACACTGCTGCAGGTCACAGAGCTACACGAGATAGTAAACTTGCAGAAACAGACTTCTACGCATTGTCTGATGTAACAATGTCAGATGCTATGGCAACATACAGACAAGCATTACGTGATCTACCTGATCATAGCAACTGGCCTAATCTACAAGATTCAGATTGGCCTACTAAACCTTAAGGGATAATCCGATGAAAAAATTACTACTAATTTCCACTGTACTGCTTGCAGCGTGTTCATCTAAGAATGATGTAGCAATGAATGAGGCTTATCAGAAGTACAATGCTCAAGCAGAACAAAATCGTATGAATACGATAGCTACAATAGCAGCACAAGGTGATAATGGTGTACTAGCAGCAGCTATGCTTATGCAAGGCGGTAATGCTTCTGGGGCTATCACTGCACAACCTACAAGCTCTGGTGACAAGGTGTTGAATACAGTTGCTGCGTTATCTCCAACCATAATTGGCTTAGGGCAAATAGCTGCTACTGTAGATGGCAATCGAACAAACAAAGAGATAGCGGTTGTTCAGTCTGACAATAGTGCTAAGGTAGCAATAGATACTAATGATACAATGTCAGAATTAGCTACAGTCAGCATAGTCACACCAGAGTTCCAAGTGGTTGAGCCAAAAGTATATTGTGTCTTTGATGGCACTTCAGCTTGTCAATGAGGTAAATAATGGGTTTTAGATTAAGTCAAAGATCAATGGATAAACTACAGGGAGTTCACCCTGCTATGACTGGTGTTGTAGAAAGAGCTATACAAATTACAGACGTAGACTTTGGAGTTACTCAAGGTGTACGTACCTTAGATGAGCAGAAGGCTAACGTAGCTGCAGGAAGATCTCAGACAATGAAGTCTAAACACTTACTACAAGAAGATGGGTTTAGTCACGCAGTAGATGTAGTAGCTTATGTTGGACCCGATGTATCATGGGAGTTAAATCTATATGACAATATCTGTGATGCATTTAAGCAAGCTGCATATGAAGTAGGTTGTAGTATAAAGTGGGGCGCTGCTTGGTCTGAGGGTGACATAAGATCTTATCCTGGTTCTGCAGAAGCTGCTATGATGGCATATGTAGATCTAAGACGTAGTCAAGGACGTAGACCTTTTATTGATGCACCTCACTTTGAGCTAATGTAATGGAGATGTTAGAGTTCATAACCCAGTGGTTAGCCGCACCTCTTGCGTTTGTCGTGTGGTTTCTATTTATGAAATCAACAAAGAACGAGAAGGACATTGCAGTGTTACAGACACAGTATGAATCTAACAGATTAGCTTACGACAGAGAGATGAAAGAACTAAAAGAAACTGTCAAGGCAATCTTCAACAAATTAGACAGTATAGAGCAAGCGTTAAGAGATAAGTAATGGACCCAGTTTCTTGCGTTATGATGGCTACAGGTGCGTTTAAAGCACTTAAGGGCGCTATTGGCGCAGGTAAAGATCTCCAAGATATGACAGGTCAGCTTGCCACTTGGGGTAAAGCTTTCTCAGACTTTACTAACTTAGAAGAACGAGAGAAGAACCCACCTTTCTGGAAGAAAACATTCAAGGGTAGTGACGAAGAAACAGCCATAGAAATCTTTGCCCATAAGAAGAAGATGGAAGAGATGCGAAGGGAAATAAAAGAACATATCACATGGCATTACGGAAAGTCTGCATGGGACGAGGTTCTGACTATAGAGGCTAGTATGCGTAAGAAACGCAAAGATGAACTATACAGAAAGCAAGCTCAAATGGACGCGGCTATTAACTTCGCTATTGGTGCTGTATTATTTGCTATTAGTGGGGGTTTGTTATTCCTGTTCTTTTATATCTGGGGTCAGTATCAGGGTAGATGGTGATGTGGTTCTTAGTATGGATGCAGTTTACAGTAAGTTCTGGTGAGTTCGAGTATTACCAAATAGGTACGTATGGGTCAGAAGAAGATTGTCAGCAACAGATGGTAAAAGCTAAAGTAATGGTAACTAACAGTAATTCTGCGGTACATTGCTTTGAAGTTGATAGAAACTAAGAATAAGTACATAGTGTTAGATGATAACGGAAGAGTAGTTATAATAACAACGTACAAGAATATTGCGAGGAAGTATATGAATGGCACACACAATAGTTGATGATTGGAAGGTAATTCCTAGGCTTATGATGTTGGCAGTTACGGTGCTGACTTATCAAGCTGTTCATTGGTATATGGCTTTACCCGATCCCACAATACAACAATCAGGTCTGGTATCTGTGTGCATGGGAGCTTTAACAGGCTGCTTTGGCATATGGATGGGTAAAGAATCAAAATCAACTGTCTCAACTTCACAGGTGACTTATGCGCAAACTCCTGTTGATACTAATCGCAAGTAGTTTTCTATCGGGGTGTTATCTTACAGCCCTAAATCCATTCGCTAGTAAAGGAGGTCCCTCTGTAAATGCCAATGTACTTGCAGGTAAGGAAAACACACAACAGTTGGTCGGACAACAGAATCAACAAGATGCAGGTCGAGACATCGTTACAACAGAAATACGGAAAGAGGTCGAGGCAAAGTCAGTCGAAGAAATCAAAATCCTCAACACTAACATACCCCCTTGGGTTTTACTCCTGCTTCTGTTGGGATGGCTCTTGCCCACACCACAAGCAATAGGTATGGGACTATATAGGGGCATGTCGTGGTTGATTAAGAGAAAATAAGCTAGTATACTAACAGTACTTCCTATGTGTAAAAACTAAAGGGGTCTCTTTCGAGACCCCCTTTTTTATGCTTAATCTTAAGCGTAGGTTTCTTTTTATTTGGTATGACCCTAGGCTTGTACTTAGGTTGCCGTAAGTCTTTAGCCATAGGGTTAGACTTTATATTTTGTCTCCCCATTGTATACACCTATAATCCTTTACGTATAGACCTGAGTATTCAAACATTTCTATACCTGCTGCCAGTAGATAATTACACTTATCGTGAGAGTCAACTACTGTCCTATTAACTTCAGCGTGGCAGTCCTCAAACTCAAGAGAACTACAGAGTAAGAGAACTGCTGTCCACATTATGTTTTTCCTTCTATTACTTTTTCTTCATGCTCTATGAGTTTATTGAGATACCACTGAGCTTTCTTAAGATCTTCTATACCGTTCTTATAACGCCACCTATGTAGATACTTAGCTATATTCCCACGTAGGTAGCCTATAACTTCTTC